TACCATATTCATCTATCCATGTAATTTCTTCTCCATTAAGAAATGCTTCAACAGCATTGTGTACTTGTGTACCTTCACCAGCTGCTTTATTAGCTATAATATCACTATTATGACCTACATCTTTTAGCCAGCTATGGAAAAATTGGTTTTTTGGAAAATAATTTAGAATTGATGTTACAGAAGCGTAATATTTGTCATTACGTCTATAAAATCTAGTATCTAAAACATTGATTTGTTTATTATCATCACTGTATTCTACAATGCGTTTGATCTTAGGATCTTTGATAATGTTTACATTTTTTTCAATCATATTAACTGTATTTTTTTAGTTAATAGGCTCTGGAATGTGAGTGGTTCTGTTTGTTCAATTGTGTTTAAGAAACTCTCAAATCCAATTTCATTAGCATCTTTACCATCTAATTCTACCAAATATACTTCTTTACCATACGACATTAATTCTTCACAATATTTAAAAGCATTTTTGATAGCATCAGGGTCAAGTGCAATATAGATTCTATTAACTGATGAGCGTACTAATTTTTTCATTAGTTTCTCGTGAATAATTTTCCCAAATAGGGGAATGACGTTTCGTTTAATTGTTAAAGCATCAAACATACCTTCAACAAGTATGATTGGTGCATTCCAATTTATATATAACTCCCAACCAATAGCAGACTTAGCATCAGCGGGAGGATTTTTATATTTTGTAGGTCCTTCTTTATACGCTCTAGCAATAAAGTAATTTACAATACCATTTTCATCATATGAAGGAATAATAACACGTTCTTTATATGGCCCATCATTGCAAAAACCAATATTGTATTTAATAATATCTTCAGACGTTATACCACGCTTACGTAGAAATTTAATAGCGTGTTTTGATTCAATAGTTGCAATCTTATTTTCAACAATATCTGTTAATGATATAAATTCTTTAGGTAGCTCTAATGCTGTTGATGTATATTTTTCTTCTGTTTTACCTGGTGCAATAATCATGTTTAGTTCCGCTAATTTAGTAGACGGCGCTTTCATGTTTTTAAGGAGAGATCTAATGGTTTTACCTTTCGCCTCACACACCCAACAATGCCAAGGATTCTCGCTTTTAGCGTTTGTTATGCAGTTGATTTCGAGTTTATTCTTATGGTGAGTACAAAAAGGACATTTGAATGAATAATTGCCCCGACTAGTTTTGTTACTAGTACCTAGTACAGATTCCAATAATATTAGAAGAGCAGCATTTTCCATAACCACAAATATAGTAAATTATTCTGCCGTAGCAAAATCTTTTCTAAAAAACTTACCTAATATATTATCATTATAGCTATCAGTAAATAATACTGAGTGTGATATTTGATATTGTATTTCGTAGTATGTAAGTTGTTTTTTAGTAGGGCAAAACTTTATTATTTCGCGTTCGAATTTATCTTTACCTAGCGATTTAATGTCGGCTAATAACTCTTTAGATGAACCCCAATAATTGCGCCAACCGCTATCGACTTGTTCTACTTTGGTAGTAGAGCGACGGCCTGGGCCTGTTTGTTCAGCTATCTCTTTTTTAGTGAGTTTTTTCTTTTTGTTGTGGACAAATGATTTTTTACCAATGTAAAATTTATTTGTCTCTAAATTAGTAATCTTATATATAAAACCATAATCGTTCGTAGTAAAATCGTCCCGTAGTGGGGTGTATTCATATAACCAATTCATAATAACTTATTTATTATAAATATTAGGTATCATACCTAACAATAAAAGTCATATCTGTATCTGGAGATAACATTATTGGTTTACCTAATTTAGCAACCATTAATAAATCATTATTATCATTATATAAGCCTATTGTTGTAACATATGGCTGAAATACTGATCCAGTAGCAAAATCTTTAATAGTTGTATTATCAAATGATCCTGTTGTTGTATAACCATTACTAGGACTACCTGATATAGGTACTATATATTGGTTACCATATTTAAGTAAGGTAGGGTTATATGTTAAATTAAAATCACTTTCACGTACTATACAACGAACTTCATTTTCATAAATGGTGTGTTCATTTTGAAATGAAATTGATCTAGAAACAGTACCTGTTGGTATGTTTTGATAAGAAGAAGATTGATTAGTTAATACTACTAATCCATGAGCATAAAATATATTTCCTACAAACTCTACTCCACTTGGAGTAGCATCAGCAAAATAAAGAGAAGTAATATATCCTATATCTGCATAATCATCTTCTGCTCCAGCAACATTAAATAAATTTCCATTTCCATCATCTCTTATTAAAAAAGTAGAAGCTGATATTTGAAAGCTGTTAGGTAATATTTTAGAACCAAAAATATTTTGATTAACACTTAATAATCCTATAGTTTCATTTACTCCTGTAGGAAATTGTTTAATTAATAATGGATTCGAATTATATATAAAATAAGAAGAAGTTGGGCGTTGAGAAGAAGCAGATTCATAAGTATTCACATCAAACATCAATGAACCTGTGTTTAAGCTACTAGTATATGATTGATAAAATAAATGATTTACTTCTGAAAATATTAATGAATTATACTGATTATTTGTTGTTGTTCCCGATATAGTAAATCCTTCATTGGTCCCAATATATCCTACTATATATGAATCATTTATATCAGAAGTATATAAAAAATTCCATCGCTTATTAGCAGAATAATCTACCGTTGTAACATCCGCCTTGTTTAGTCTTTTGAATGATGACATGCATTAATAGTCTAATTTGATTCTAATCAAAGCTTCTTTTGTGAAATCTTTAACCAATGGTTTACTTAATTTAGCTACAGCTAATAATTCATTATTATCGTTATACATTCCTACAGTAGTAATAAATGTTTGAGGATTATTAATTAATGTATTGTATAATAAATTACCATTATCATCTATAACAGATGGATTAGTGGTATAATTAAACTCACCATTCTTAATACGAGTAAAGAAATAACGAGATGATACTACTTCTTCTGATTGTAGTTGGAAGGAACTTCCTGAATCAATAGAATTATATAATTTAAGATGATTAAAAACTGAAGATGTTGCTAAACTAGCTGATTGGATAAAAGGAGTTAAAGATCCAGAAGCATCTAAAATAATAGTACCCATATCTGGTAGCATTATTCCATAATATGTTGTTGCTGCGCTTGCTGTGAAAGCATTACCATTACTACCACTGATTATATAGAATACTCTGTTTTCTCCTATAAAACGAGTTAATGAAGTTGTATTACTATCATCTGTTAATCTGATTGTTCTACTACCACTAGTTAAAGTTAAATTTAATGAACCTGGGTGGAGTGATTGTTTATATCTATCTCTATTAATATTAATTACATAAATTTGATTTGCAGTTGTTACACCACCATCAAAACTAAAATTTGTTGTTTCAGTTCCATAAACTAAGTTTCTATATTGACCATATACAACACGTGATGGAGAATATCCTGGAACAGAAGTATTAATTGGTGCTGAACCAGAGCCAAATATATTACCATACTGGATATCAAACTGTACAGCAGAACCAGTAGTTGATGGATCAGCCTGGTATACATCAAGATAATATTCTGTGTATCCACTAGCTGTTTCAAATGTGCTTAAAGTATAATTATCTCCAGTCCATAAACCACGTATTACCGTTTCGGCACTTATTACTGAATCATCTGTTGCGTATCTTGAAAATGACATATTATATTTTTATTTTAAATTAGGTAGTTGATACTTTTGAAATATTAAGAGGAATAGTAATTCTAGCACCACTATCTCTACCAATTACAGTAATTGTAGTTGATAATGTAGTTAATGAGGTACCGAATAATGTATTAACTGTTGTAGCAGTTAATGTAAATGATGTACCAATTGCTGATGTAGATAATACAGCTCCTGTTGTTGTATTAAGATCAGGTTGACCTGCTGGTGTAGTTGTAACACCTGTACCTTGAAAAGCGGATACTAATCTAACATCCGATACAGTGGCTACATATCCATTAGCTTCAAATGTACTTGAGGCACCTAAATAATTTAATGTTTGTGGTGTTATAGTTAATGAAGCACCTTGTTTTAATGTAATTGAACTATATCCAATACTAATAACAGGTAAACGTGATGTACCACGTGGTAATGTTACTAATTTATAGCGCATTATTTGTGTATCATTAGGAAATGCTTGTATAACAGGCATATTTTCAATTGCTTCACCATAAAATGCGGATCCTGATGGTTGATCTGGATTATATAAGGTATAATCTATTTCGTCATCAGCCAAAGCAAATTGAGTAATTTGAAATGAACCATCGTTTCTTGCTAGTAATTCACGGCCTTTATCCGTTAAAATTGCATCTACTGTTACCGTTGTAGGATTTAATATTGCCATTGTTTAATATTTGTTGTATATACTATAAATATATTAAAATTATAAAATTAATTATTGACTTGTGGTACCTTGTTGATCAGCTAATAGCTTTTGTTTTACTTGTTTAGTTATTGTATCTATTTTACCTAAAACATCAGAAGATAAATTTTCAGGAATAAGAAAACCATATGATGTTCCTCCAGGACGTTTTGTAAAGATTAAATTAATATTAGTTTCATCATCTACTCGAGTTAATAATAAAAATCTTTTAAAAATATTATTTACTATATTACTTTGAGCAAAAGAAGATAAGGGTGGGTCTAAATCAAAAACTAAAAGCGAATTATCATTATAATATATACTTCTTATTCTTGTTTCTAAATAAGTTCCATCAGATAAATAAAGTAAAATTATATCAAAAGGTTTTGCTAAAAATATATAGTCTACATCTCCATATGTTGGGTATAAACTATTTTGAGATCCTGTTAAAGGATTAGGCACAAATAAATAATCATTATCATAATAACTAGTTATTCCTTGAGAAAATACCAATTCATGTGAATTAGATCCAGTTGTTATATAAGGGCAACTAGTAGAAGCATATCCTGTTTGAGGAGCAAGAGAACCTACTTCTAAATTTCCTAAATTAGAAGTATATATAGAAGTAACATTAGACGATATATAATTAAATTTTAGTCTAAAAATTAATTTTTCTCCTTCATTTAGAGCAACACTAGGTTGATTTACTTCAAATGTATAAGAATTAGTAGCCATTATAATTTATTTTATTAATTTATTAAGGAACATAAGTATCACAATTTATATTAGATGATATGGTAACTAAAGTTCCACCTATAGTTATAGTACCTCCATCAGTTACTGACGTGCCATCAATTTTAAATCCAGGTTTTAATGTATAATTTGTAACATTACTTGCCCAAGCAGCTTCATTTGTACCTGCTTTAATTGCTGTATAAGCACTTCCAACAAAGAATTTAAAAACACCTGTTTGTGTTGTTTCATAAGGAGCAGGGAGTGCAGAGCAATCATCTACTATAGTATATCCACTAGCAGAAACCTGAGTTATTGATATAAATGGTGTTGACGGAATTAATTTATCTATACTAAAATAGAAAGCTCCTTTATAATATCTGTCAATAGTTAATGTTGCTGTAGATGGATCTCCATCTAAGAATATATAAGTTTGACTGTTTAAAATTTCATTTCTAGTTGAGCCCGAAACTATTACTTCGAAAGTAACAGAAGCCGAAGCTGGTGTAGTAAGATTTGTTACAGTAATAGGAATGGAAGCATTAATTTTATGATCAGCTGTTTCTTGAACGGTGTATTGAGCAAATGTCGTTGCGGTTGTTGAAAAATATTCACTTCCTTCTATTACATTATTAAATAATTTAACTTAATTCTCCTTGGTTTTCAAAAAATAAATCAGGATCATTACTACATGTAGCAAAATATAATACAGGATAATAAGAATATCCACTATCAAATATTAGCTTTTTTCCATCTGTTGCTTTTTGATTACTAAATTTTTTATTATCAAATAATGCTACAGAACCTGTATCTCCCATTATAAATGTTCTTTGAATATCCCACCAATTTTTATTTAGTTGGTTTAATTCAGTCAAATTACCAAATTCATCAACAAGATATTTTAATCTAGTAGTATTTCTTTTTGGTAAAAATGAACTACTTTCAATTTGAGTAAATAATCCTATTTTACGAACATTATGATCAATTGCTGCTGTTTTACCATAAGAACTATCTCCATCAGTATATGTGTTATATAATAAACTACTTACTTTACATCCTTCATATCTTGATGTGTTATATGATCTTAATGATAAATATGAATCTTGTAATTCAGCAGGATAATATACTTGCTCGTAAGTATAAATTATATATTCTGCTTCTTTAGAGGCAGACACTAATATTCTTGGTATACCCTGTATATCACTAAATCTATATCTAGATATAGCATTTTGAGAAACATTATTTAATAATACGTTCCAATCTGAATGTAGGAAAGTATTGTAATTAATTTGTTCATTAGCTGGATGCCAGGCATTATATGATGCTGTATTTCCTAAAAGGTATGGGTTATTATTATCTTCAAAATATTGATTTATATCAACAACGCTACCTGTTATATTACCATCATACCATGCTGACTTGTTTCCTTCTAAAGCATTATAAAAAGTACCATATATAGGAGATATAGTTGAAGAAGGATATTCTGCTGTTGGTATACTTTGTGTAGTAGCACTTGGTATACTATAGGGAGTTTTATTACGCTCTAATACCGGTGAATTTACTGTGACACCGGTTGATAAACTTGCTCTTTCAGGAACAAAATCAACAAGCATTTTAAATAAAGCATTATCAAAATATTCTACTAAACGAATAAACCCATTATAATCTAATAATGATGCTGTAAAGGGAGCATATCCTGAAACGCCTGTTTCAAAATATAATTTACGTTGAGCATTTAAATCAGGATAAGTAGTAGAATATAATTGACTAGGATCACCTATATAATCATCTAAACTCCAAGTTGGATTATTAGAAGATATGGCTCCTGAGGCATATGTATCTATTTGATTTTGTGGTGAGAATGATATGTCAATATAATGCATATCATTTTCTCTAAATTCATTTGATGCTGTAGGGAATGTTTGTAAGCTTATTATAGAAGATAAAACGCTTTCTGTTACAGCATTATTTACAATTCTTACCTTATCATTATTGTATCCTTGAATTAGACTTGATTTTAATCCACCTCCATATTCTTTAACATTTAATATACTAGCTGTAGATGCACTGCCTGTTGGAGTATAAAATGAACTACTGCCTATTGTATAGTATGTTTGGTTTGGTATACCAAAAATAGTCATTAATGTGTCTAGACCAGCAACAGTACCTTTTTGTTTTAATAATAAAGGTAAATTATGATAGATACGTTTATATAGCTCAGATAATAAATCTTTACGAGGTATATTATTTAAGTAACTACCTGTTATAGTAGTATTATTATCCCAAGTTGAGCTACCTGTATTCGCTCCTATTAGATATTGATCAACGTTTTCTCCAGCTTGACTATTATATAATTTAAGACCTAATGATTGTAATTGGTAATATACTAAATCTTTAGATATACCTGCTTCTAAATTATTATTAGCAACATTTAAATCAGTAATAGATTTTAAATAAATCCATATGTTATCAAAATAATGTCCAACCATATTTAAGAAAGTCAAAAATGGTTGATTATTATTATCATCTACTAAATAATTAGGGATAGCATATACTAAATTATTTGGATTATTTCTATCATAATTTAAAAGTAATGGAGTTGTATTTTCTATCCAATTAAAAACCAAACCATCACCATAAGATAATAATTCAAATGGTTTTGATGATCCTATTTTAGGCCAGGCATATGAGCTCGATTCAAAATATAAATAATTTTCATATCCATCAAACTGACTTATTGTTTCATTTATGCTTGATGAAAATTGATTAATTTCTGTTATTAAATTAGGGGATGATCCTGTTAATAAAGAATAAGAAAATATTAGAGTTTGATAATCTTCAATTTGTTTTACTTTATTATAAAAATTATCGAAACGTTGTTTAGCAGAACCAAAAAATACAAAATTATTATAATCAGTATAATCAATATTAATATCAGCACTTTGAGACGCTATTAATCCTAATATTCTTTGATAAGAAGAATTCTGTAGGGTTTGTAATCCAGATATTAAACTTTGGTAATCAGTGTATGATGTTCCTACAGTTCCAACATTAGGAAGTTCTATATCAAAATTAGGTCCTCTTAAATAGGTTGGTGGTTCTGGTTCTAATAATCTATCTAAATTAATTTCAAATTCATATGGATTAATTTTCTCTTCAACAACCCATAACTGCGATTTATTCTGTACAGAATCAGGTAAAGGGAGATATAATTTAAATAGAATTTCATACCCGTCCGGGTTTTTATTTAATGCTACGTTAACAGCAACATATTGTTCATTATTACCAAAATTTAATAAATAATCAACATAATAATCTGTATTATTAATTTTATCAATTAAAGATAAAGCTAACTTTTCAATTTCCTCATTTCCTATAGTTAATGAAGCTATTCTTAATTCTGTTCTATCTTGTGATATTTCTTTAATAAATAAAGCAGAATCAAAAACATTAGATATTTTATTTGTAAAAAAATTATATCTTACTTTAAATTCACCAGAAGAATATCCTAAATTTTGTATATCTTTTACTGGATCTATTTCTATTATAGGGTATAGAGATCCTGTATTGGAGTCTAATGTTGAAATTATTCCTATATTAGAGGTTTGAATATTACCTGTTGTATTATCAGTATCATTAGGAGATGGTGGGGGAGTTAAATTAGAAGAAGAAGGTAATTTATAATTAATATAATTATATTCAACATTTAACAAATTTCCTCTTACGTCATATATGTAATACTCAATGTAATCTTCTTCTCCACCAAAATTTTCTTGCAATTCTCTAGCAAGCAGTAAAGCTTTATCTTCTTCAGTATAACGTGAAACTGTATTAGTATTTAATATATCTCCTACTATTTTTATATTATAAGCCATGTAAATATTATGATTGAGTTACTTTACTTAATTCATTTAAAGTTGTTTGAGTATCTAATAGCTGTTGTCTTAAATTAGTGATTTCATCTAATAATGCTTGAATATCATCTTGGTTTATTATTACTCCTAAATAATCAGCTTCTTTTTCTAGAATATATCTATGTGAATTTGTATCTCCTTCCTTAGGAATTTGATAAAATAATTGTTCATATAATTCAAAAAAATCATCAATAGTGAAAACAGGTGTTTCTGCTTCATCACTATCTGTTAAAAATTGACTAAATCTAGTATTTATAACCCTACTAAATAGACTTTTGTCAAATACTTCTTTTTCTACTGGTATTTGGGACATTATCTTATAACTTTAAAGTAATAATTATCATCTAGTACTAAGGTTGTATTATCAATAGTAGTTTTGATTAATATTTGATAGTAACGCTCTGGTTCTAATCCGTTCATATATACATCAAAATACATACCTGTTGAATCACAACTAACTTTAGTATATGTTGTGTCGTAATCTACGACAATTTCTTCGGTATCCAAATCTTTTATTGAATAATATGAAGCAGTTGGTAAAGCTTTATTATTAAGATAAACTGATGTAGCCTGAAATGCTCTAGCAGGATATTGATCTCTTACATTTATCCTAAAGCGTTGTATTGCGTCTTGTTGGTATTCCGATTGATTATTAGCTAATGTAGCTACTATACTAGGAGATGTTACAACAGATAATGAACCTGTATTATATGACCAATCATTCCATTTTATTTCTAAACATGGAGGATATATAGTATGAGTCTCAGATGAGAAATATTTAGTTTCAAATTTAGAAGCTGTAGTAAATTCTAATGAACTACTGTGTTTTAAAATGAAACCATAATTAGGTATTATACTTCCGGACCAAGCTACTACGGTATTAGTTACATTTAATGATATATCAAATGATGTAATATGATTAAAAGATTGAGTAGCGGTATAAGTTGAACCAGTATACCATAATCCTCCACCTACATTACTACCCGATTGATATGAGCCCGTTGTTCCAGTAGGAAATGTAGTAAACCATACACTACCACTTAGTTGGTCTGTGTATTGCCAGCTAGCTCCATCTGTTGTTGTAGGTGAATTAGAAAATCTACCATTTCCTACATTCCAATCATCCGCTAATGGATGACAAAATATAGTATAATCTAAAGGTACTTGAGAAGCATTAGCTAATGATAGACGTAAAGAAGCACTATATGAAGCTCCATTTACTTTATTATTAATAATGTCTAATATTTCAGATTGTGGAAATTTAATAATAGGGCGTGCTACTTCATTAGTACCTACTATAGATTCAAAAGTACTAAGTTCCAATATTTCATCTAACCCAGTATTAGTAGTTGGGTAGTATGAATAGAGCGTCGCGGATTTTTCCGGAAATATTTTATAAATTGCCATAATTACATGATTACTACATATAAATATGGTAAATCACAACCTTTAAATTACAAATGGTACTACTCTACCTTGTATATCTGTGTCAGGATATCTTACTTCAAATATACTAGGGTCTAATGAAGGATAAATAGTACCTTGTCTTGTTGCACCTGGTATGTCATATGCATATTGAGAATATGTTAGTCCTGTAGAGTCTTGCTTATTTATTATTTCTATTTTAGTTACAGATTGGACTCCATCTACTAATAATAATGTTGATAATATATCTGGTGTTATTATAGGTTGATTTATGGACCAATTATTTATATTGAAGAAATTTTTAAGACTTATTATGCAATTAGTTATAACATCATTATTATTAAATCCACTTTTAACATTAATGTCGAAATTAATACCTATATTAATATAAAACGCATCTTTAATATTGATAGCATCTGTAACCATTCTATATTGGTTAATATAAGATACTAAGTTCTGTTTTAAAGTCGAAGTAGCAGTGATTAATTTTTTATTAGAATCAAATGCTAAAATATACATATCTAAAGATAATGGATTGTTTTCTTCTGTATAAGAAACAGTTGGTGTTGGGAGCGATGTTTTTACTACATCTTGTGTAACATATACTTTAGCTATACTACCATATTCGGTAGGCATTGATAATGCTCTAACCATATAATCCTCTCTAGTTACAGCACGTAATTGAGATTGATATGCATATAAAGCATTATTGCGGAGTTCTTCTACTTCATCTCCTCCTCTTCCACCAGCTGCTGGGAGAGGATTAGCACAGGCTATACTAGCTTTTATATCATTTGCTAAATTTCCTGAAATTCCACTAGGGAAATATGCTGTTGTTGCATTTATTTTAACAATATTATTAGCAGGGACATTTGATAAAATACCTCCTCCTACTAAATATCTTACAGTTATATCATTACTTGGAGCTAAACCATATTCTTGAGTAAAAAATGGTGTAGCTTTATTGTAATTATTTAATATGGTAGAAATACCGGGTACTAATCCTAATTGAATATTATCAGGATTAGGTAATATAACATCGTCTGATGAATTTGATAAACCTGCTCCAAATTCTAATTGTAAGGTATTATCTGATAAAAATCTAGATACATAGCGACGAGGAACTCTTTTATAATTAATTAAATAAGGAACCCCATCAGAAGAAGCATTAGGGTTAGTAATATTATCTATTATAGATGATTGAGCTAAATAAGGTACTTCATACCATTTATTTCCTTCTGTATCAGTAGCATCTAATATTTGTAATATATTTGCATCAATTATATTAGATATTTGAAATTTTTGAGCAGATGAAAAACTTAATATTGTTGATTTAATTTCAGCTGATATTGCTTTTACTTGTTTTTTAAGTAAAAAATAAGATGAATTATAAAAACTAATATCAAGACCAACAAGATCAGAAAAATCTACTTTTTCTGTAGTAATAAAATTAATATTATTAGAAGTGGATGTTAATGAAATATTTTCAGGAATAACTAAAGCATAATTATAATCAGGATTAGAAATACCAGCTATTGTTTTAGAAGGTATTAATTGATATATATCAACCATAACACTAGAGGCATATGATATTTTAGGTCTATATCCTAATGTATATGATAGGGCATATAAATTTTCTTTTTCCTTAGCATATAATAAAAAGGTTTCTTGAATTTGAGTATCAGTATAAAAGGAAGCAACATCCCCAACATATGATGCTAAATCAATAAATAATGCTCCTGGATTAGCATCTGAGAAATCATTATAAGTGTTAGGAAAATAGGTTTTAGTATAGTTTATAAGACTATTTTTAAAATCACTAAATGTTCTATTTAAGTATGATACTTTATTATTTGCCATATTATATAAATTCTAATGTTATTTGATCTTGATTTCCTGAGAGTTTTATAGAGTATGATATACTAATTGTTATTAAATTTTCATCAGGATTTGCTGCTACATCTATCAATGTTAATTGAACTTCAGGAATATAACTTTCTACTGCCTCAGTAATTATATTTTGGATAGATGTTCGAGTATCTCTATCCTCAGATGCTGCTTCAAATACTACTTTTTTTAAATCTGAACCAAATTCAGGATTAAATACCCTTTCACCTTTACTAGTAAGTAATAAATTAATTAAGTTATATTTGATTTGTTCTTGAGTACTATAGGTACTATTAAAAGGACCAAAATTTCCATCAAAAGGCAAAGAAATCCCAATTGCAATATTCTTCTGTAGATCTAATGGGTTAATACGTGTTATTTGAGTAGGCATATTAGTCTAATTGTCTTAATCCTGATCTATCCATTGGTGACATATTTGCTGCTGCATCATTAATAAATGCTAAATATGGGTTTACTTTTTCACCTGTTGATTCATCAACAGCATCGATAACTTTTAAATCATTACGTTGTGGTTGAAAACCAAATTCAGCTCCCATTTTAGCCATTAATGAACTACGCACATCCCCAGGTAATGGAGCTACATCGGCACTAGTAAAATCAAATGATTTGTTTTCACGTAGTGGTTGTTTGTTTTGTTTAGCTAAAACTTCGTTTAGTATTTCAGGCAATTCTTCATAAATAGCCTCAGTTACCGCTTCTTTAATTAATTTTTTGAATAATTTTACGTTCATATAAATAAATATTTAATTTATTAAAATTATATATAGTTTCTATCTAGTATTGCTTTTGCATTTCGTCTTTCATATAAAGGTTTATCTATATCATTATGTAATCTAGTATAGAATTGTTTTTGTTCTGGTGTTAGTGGTGGCCTAGTTGTTAATACTACTTGAGTAGCTGTGGATGTAATTTGTTGTTGTAAAATTTGTTGTTGTTGTTGAGATTGAATTGCTTGATTTTGTTGAGTCGTATTAATTAATGATGAAATCCCATTTGCTGTGTCTCCGTTTAGGGCTTGTTGTATATCAGAAGAATAATCACCTTCCTCCCCACTTACATTAACATTAGAAGAATTTTTAAGTTCTAATTTATCAATTGCTAATTTTAATTGTTCTATCAAATCATCAGGATCTAATGTAAATGAATAATCACTCTTTAATACAGCTACATCACTAGAGTCAATAGCTTCAGCATAATGACGTTTATAACCTCTAACAACAAATTTAGGATTATTCTCTTCACGTATAGCAAATTTAAATCCTTTATACTCTACTGAAGGTACTATTCCTAATGTTATTCCTCCTTCAGTTGAATTTGTGTTAAGTAATAATTCAGAAGTTCCTAATACACCACTAATAGATGCTACTTCTAATTTACTATTAATTTCCAACAATTGTGATTTAAGATCTTCTAAAATAGCAATAGCTTTTTGTAAAACCCCTAATACTACAGGTATTAATGAACTTAGCATTAAAAGTATACGATTTGCTTTATCTAATATTTTTACAAATTTCATTATTAAATTAATAGGAACACCAATACCTGGAGGTACGGCTGTAGGAATAGGAATAGATGAAATTATAGTTACAATAAGACTAAAAATATTAATGTATACTGATATTTTATTTATAGTTTCTGCTACTTTTTGTATTTTAGCTTGGTTACTATTTATAATCTTAATAGCATTATCCCTAGCTAGTTTAGCATTAGATAACTTTAATGGGTCTCCTGATTGATTTGCATCAGTTATTATAGCGTTAGTATCATTTATTAGTTTTTGGATTCTATCGTTTTGTGCTACAATATCGGCTATTTTATTAGTTATAAGAAGAGTTAAAATAGGACCGAGAGTTTTTTTAGTATTTTTCAATACAGCTCTTATCTTTTCTTTTCTAGCTTTATTTTTTTCTGATTGAGTTCTACTTTTACGTTTAGCTCTTGCTTCTTTACGTTTTTTAATTTTATCTTTTATATCTTTAAAAGGATCTTTAAGATATTTATCTAAATCTTCTTGATTTTTATTTTTTCTATCCTGCAGTACATTTTTTTCAGTCTGATAATTTTCATTTTCAACAATAACTGCTTTTTTATATTCTTCATTATCTAATTCAGGTGGAATATCTTGTACTACTCCATTAACATATTGTTTTTTAGGAGTATTTCTTAATTCTAATTTTGCTAAAGTTAATTGATGATTAACATCTAGTTCTATTCCTTTCTGAATTAATTCTGCTTTTTCTCTAAGTAGTCTAGCTAATGTTGTTTCTGTAGCAGCTTGGATTATTTTTTGTTTAGCTTGATCTTTTAATTGATCTCCAAAAGCTTTAGGGTTTTCTTTAAGAGACTGTAAAGTGGCTAAATTACTTGGTGTTATTAAAGAGGCTACATTAAATCCTGAAGGAGGAGTTGTGGGTGGTTGATTAGGATTAGCTGATGTATAAACAGAAATATTAGGATTAGTCTGAACTGATCCTGTATTTTGATTGTTTATTGGTGGAATTATTATTGGAGGATTTGTAGACATTATACGGTATATACTTTTTCAGACGTTATAGTTGATAATCTATCAAGTAAATTAGAAACATCATTTAATAATTGTTCACCTCCTAAATTACAATTAGGTATAGCTACTGCTCCTTCGGGTGTGGGTACAGTTGATGCTGATAGAAATCCGGCTAATGTTGTTAAGGCATTAAGCATCTCTAATAATAAATCATGAGTTTTTCCACCTAATAGAACAGGTTCAGAAGGAAGTGTTCCATTTTTATCTGTTCCTAATAAAATTTTAGCATTAGTATTTTTATTATCTATATTAAGATGTATTATTTCACCAGCATTTAGATTAATAATATTATCTGTGCTTAATTCTATATTTGATTTGGAAAATATTAATACTTCATCTTTTTTAGAATTAAGAGTAATTCTATCACTATTTAATATGATTTGAGGAGAAAAATAATTTCTAGGTTCGATAGAAGCATTAAATGGATTTTTTATAAGAGCACCAGGAATTAAAGGAAGTTTTTGAGTAGAAGTCATGTACATAGATGACTTTTCTTTATTTATTTCTTCTACATTAGGTACATTTGATTGAGGATCAGAAGTTACATATCCGTTAACTAATATAATTATAGGATCACCATCATTTCCTATACTACTCCACTCATTTTCTGTTGAGAAACGTTTAACTGTGCTACCAAATCGAATTCCATTTCCTTTTCTACCTTGTACTATAAGATCTCCCTCAAACGAAATTAAATTTCTTATATCAACACTTTCAACAAATGTTTTCCCTAAAAACTCTCCAAAAGGAGAATTTTGTTGAATGTTATTCCATACATTTAAAGTATTAATATAATATTTCTGGAATGCTTGGTTAGATACTTGACTAACAGGAGATGGTCCATCTATTAAATAAACTAATTCTCCTACTAAGGGATATTTTTTAAAGTTAGAATCTAAAGGAACAGCAATTTGACAATCCTCTAATCTAACATTTTCATAATATTTAGATTGATCGTATGGTAAATAAAAAACAGTACCTATCCCATCCCATCCTCTATTAGATTCGAATAGAGCTTTTGTAGGAGTATTTAAAGTAGTTATAACACCAAAAACTTTACCCATTTGGGGTCTAGCACTACCTCCACCACCACCTCCACCACTAGTAGAAGATACTATACTACTTAGGTTAGTTTTTATTTTCATTTATTCTCTATTTGGTGTTGTATAGTTTCTGTTTTATCTAATAATTTTTGTCCTTCAACCTGTACAGCACGTTGTTCTTCTAATAATTGTTGTATCTCTGATGGATCAAAAAATGCTTCTGTATTATTAGAGGCACTAGCAGTTGATGCTCGTTGTGCAATACCTGCCATTTTAATTAATTGTTCGTTATTTTTTACATTAACATCAATTAAATCTTTAACAGTAGGCATAAGCATTACTGCTGAACCAGCGTTAGATGATGCAAGTGGTTTAAGAGCATCAATCAATTCATTAATTTGTTTGTCAGTATCCTTATTATTTCTATGAATTTGTTTGAATATATCGGATAGTGACGTGTTACCGAATAGGGTAACGTCATCAAAATTAGCCATAGCTTGCGTTTACCAATAAATATGTATACTTAAATCTTTATATACCCGTGTTTATAATATTCATTATATAGACGTGTACGTAATGTGTCTAATTTTTTAGTAATCTTAGTAATGTGAGGAGTAGAAGTATCTGTAATTTCGCGAATGTATATGTATAACGCTTTTTTATTAAATATTTCTAATGTTTCACGTTTACGAAATAATTCCATTATAGCATCTGCTGTACGAGCATCATGTTGTTTTGGAAATAATGTAAATAAATGCTTATCTATATACCTAATATAATGATCAATAAAATTATCTGAGTTTGATTGTTCTTCCTGAGACTTAATAGTGTCATGAAGGAAAGTTTTATCTTCATCCAATTCCTCAACATCAGCATGTTCCTGGAGTTTCTTGTAATTATTGTTATTATAAACGATTAGATAACGTTTAGCGATAGTACCAAAATAAGAATATGCTTTACCTTTAGACTGATCGTATAAATGAAGTTTCTCGAGTAGGAATGTTACAACCTCATGTTTTAATTCCTCAATCGTATCAGTATCAGTATAATAAAACTTAAAGGTATGTATTATATTTTCTGCAAGCTTATAAAACGCATATTCTATACGATCGCTATAAAGGCGATTACGAAAATCCTGATCATTAGAAGCTAGATATTCAATAATTGCTTCTTCAGTATCAGTAGTAAAATATATGCGGGGTTCTTTGGGTTTGCGTTTACGCGGTTGACCTCGTTTATTAAGAGCAATTGCTTGGGGTTCTAGAAATATGTCTAGATTATCTTCTTCGTAGTAAGTTGTCATTGTGATATTTTATGTTCACAATAATATAATAACAAGAAATATCGGAACCAAACTAGTTTTTGCGAGCGTTAAAACTATTTAGTACTTCTTGTATTTCTTTTAAATTTCTAAAGAAAGTACCAACTTCATCATCGGATTCAAATGCTCCACGAGTATCTAAATCTTGAATTGTATTAGCGGAATCTTGAATTATAATACTAATAGCATCAATATAATTCTGTTGCTCAGAAACTATACGTTCTAGCTTATTATTTTTCTTGATTAATATATATCCTCCTAATATAGCTAGTTCAATGATATGAACTAAAACTACCCATAAAACTATTTGCATAAATTATTATTGTGGTCTAAATTGTTGTGCGAAATCATCTGCTTCGATAGAAACCATTTCGCGAGTAGATTCAATTTGCTCTTTCAACATTGATAGAGTATCTAGAATCTCGTCTTTATTTATATTTCTATTTACTTGAACAGTTATACGATTAACCAAAGCATCTGTTTGGTTTAATTTATCCAATACGTTGTTTTTATATTTCATAATATATATTTACATATAAATATACGAACCTCCCCGTTCCCTTATTTCCTTTCATTCTTTCCTTTTCCCCCTCAAACCTTTCAAACCGCGCGTAGGTTGAAGTTACGAAAGATTCTTTATATTTCCAAAAAAAAAGAGTAACTTTTCAGTTACCCTTTATATATTGTATTTTGAATGGAAATTACATTCCTCCGCTAAAAATATCAATTAGTTCTGCTTCTTCACTATCAGCTTCTGCCATAGAAGAAACACCACCTTTTGCCTTTTTCATAGCACTTCTTACTTTAGAAATAAGAGCACCAATACCACCTGTAAGAGCAAGGCTACCTACTGTAGCAATACCAACAGCATTAGAACCGATTTGATAAGCAGTTTCTCCTAAAGCCTGAGCAATAGTAGGATAATTTTGTATTACCCACTCACCAAATTCAATTGTAGCTTCTTGACCGGTTAAATATTCTTTCATTGGTTTTTTAGGAGCTTTCTTTTCTCCTTTCATTTTAGCCATTTCTTCACGAATAATCTCCGCTAATTGACTTTTTGTAATTTTTTTCTTTTCCATTTCTTTAATTGTATTTATTTTTTCTGATTGTTTTAAAATTGTTTTCACAATATTATCTGTTATAGGATTGTCTGTTGTGAATTCAAAATATCCTTTAAGTTTATTATCTACTACATTGTAGCTATCTACTTCTACTCCTAATTTATCTAAACGATTTATAAAAGCAGCCTTATCTTCAAGTTTTATTTTGTAATCATTCATGACTACTAATAAATATACGTAAAATATAAAAAACACACCAGATTTCTACTACTTTCCCATCCAATTTTCTTCTACATATATACGACCCTCAAAATCACTTTTAATATTTTCAACAATAGCAGCATTCAAAGCAACCAATCCAATAAAAGTAAACAAATCGAAACTATGGGTATAAAGAATAGCAGCAATTTGACAAATAGAAGTAACAACATACGTTCCAGCAATCAACAGATTACGTTTAAATTTCAAACTTTTCATAATTTTCGGTTTTAAATGTTTATTTAATCATTTCTTACACCGTGAATGTACGAGCAGAGTTTTGCCCTCCACGTAAATAAATACGTGAGGGATTAATAATTAATTGCCACTATGGTCCCACATCGCACTAGAATACTTATATCCCAGCTCTTCAATCACCTTTTGCGCAGTATGCGAATCAACAGCAAACATTTCACGATGTTTATTGACACGATATGCAGAAAAATATTGGTGAATCTCTTCCTCCAACAGATCAGAGCGATAACATTGGAACGAATACAC